GGGGTGTTCTCGGAGAATAAAACAACAATAAAAAGGAACAAATAAACATGAACCAAGTAGCAATAAAAAAAGAAGGAGCGTTAGCAACAAATTTATTTGAAGCTGATGCAAACGAAGGCACACAGAATATATCGCAAAAAGATCTTGCGTTACCTTTCTTAAAAATTCTGGGCCAACTATCACCGGAGGTTAACAAACGTGATGGTAAATATGTCGAAGGCGCAGAGCCTGGCAAAATAATCAACACTGTTACAAATAAATTGTATGATGAGATAGAAGTCATACCTGTTTTTTATAAAAGACAATACGTAGAGTGGGCTGACAGAGGCACAAGCACAGGTGCTCCTGTTGCTATTCACAATGCTGATAGTGATATCATTAGTCAAACGACTAGAGGTAAAGACTATAAAGATAGATTAAAAAATGGTAACTATCTTGAGAATACAGCAAATCATTACGTAATTTATTTAAATGATACACCACAGCAAGCCATGGTATCTATGAAATCTACTCAATTAAAAGTAAGTAGAAAATGGAATTCCATGATGATGGGTATAAAAATGCAGGGTAAAAATGGATTATTTACTCCGCCTACATACAGCCACATTTATAAATTAAAGAGCGTTCAGATGTCTAATGACAAAGGAACCTGGTTTGGTTGGGATGTTGAAAAAGTTGGTCCTGTTGGAGATAAAAATATTTACGACATGGCAAAATCTTTTGCAACTAGCGTAGGTAAGGGTGAGGTGATTGAGAAGCACGGAACTGAAGAAACTACAAAGTCTAATTCAAATTACTAGATCCTAGGTAGTGGGCGTCTAAGCGAGAGTGGAAACGCCCACTTATAAAATATGATTGAGAAGTTTAAAAACATATTTCAAGGATTAGACCGTGCGCATGGTGTCACCATTGTGGGTGAATCAAATGGTGATGGTAACAAAATTAACGGTAAGTCTTTTGTTAAAAGAGAACCAGTTACAGACAAGCTATGGCAAAAACATTTAAATGGTCAAGATAGTTTAGGTGTTATACCTATTAATGACGAAAATAAATGTAAATGGGGTTGTATCGATATAGATTCTTATGCTGGTTTTGATCACAAAAAATTAATTAATAAAATAAAACAATTTAATTTACCACTAATAGTATTTAGATCAAAATCAGGTGGTGCACACGTATTTTTATTTACAGAAAATTATGTGTCAGCAAGTTTAATGCAAGATAAATTAAATGAAATTAGATCTGTGTTAGGTTATGGCGGGTCAGAAGTTTTTCCAAAACAAAGAGAATTAAAATCGAAAGATGATACAGGAAATTTTTTAAATTTACCATATTTTAATTGTAGTCAAACAACAAGATATGCTTTTCTTGAAAGTGGCGATGCTGCTAATATAGAAAGTTTTTTTGAACTATATGAAAGATATAAACAACAAGACATAAGCACAATAAAAATTAAAAGACCTGAAACTCCCTTTTCAGACGGACCACCATGTATTGAGAGTTTAACTCAAAATAAATTAGAAGACGGTCGAGACAGAGTCATGTATCAATATATTGTATACGCTAAAAGAAAGTGGCCAGAAAATTGGCAAGATAAAATTTTTGAATTTAATTATAATTATTTTAAAATTCCTCTAGATCAAAAAGTAATTACAGGAAAAATAAAAACAAACGAAAAGAATGATTTTAATTACAAATGTAATGAAGAACCAATGTGTGATGTTTGTGATAAGAAATTATGTAAATCTAGAAAATTTGGTATTGGACAAGAAGCAATATTTCCTAATCTTACAGATCTGCAGGTTGTTAACTTAGAGGAACCATACTATTACATGAATGTAGATGGTGATAGACTATATTTAGATTCAGCAAAACATTTAACAAATCAAAGTTTATTTCAAGAAGAATGTGTTAAGCAGTTAAGATTAAATCCACCAACACTTAAAACAAACGATTGGAAAAAACTTACAAACATACTTTTAAACGGTGCAGAGATAACAGAACCTGCGGAGGGCACAGGCACAAAAGATATATTAAGAAACTATCTTGAAGACTATTGTGTAAACAGAATACAGAAAGATGATTTTGAAGATTTAAAAAATGGTGGAACATATACCAAAGAGGGTTATCATTATTTTGTATTTGATAATTTTTTTCATAACTATTTATCAAGAAAACATTGGAAGATGCCTTATCAAAGAACATCACAAATGTTGAAAGATCATTTAAATTGTGGAACTAAACGCGTTGGTAAACACAGGTTATCCGTATTTATCGTATCTAGGTTCGATAAAAAAGAAGAAACATATAAACCTAAAACTTTTAAAAAAGATAATTATTAACAGGAGGTAGAATGGCAAAAAGAGAAAAGTTTTCAATATGGGGGAGAGAAACGGACACTAAAAAAGGGTGCTATGAATTTTTTCAAGAAAGAAAAAAATTATGGTTTGAAGGATATATTTTAGAAGGCGACGATGAAAAATATATGAAAGAAATGATGAGTAAATATTATTACTCACCATTAAAACCACACTTGGTTCAAGATGTTTGGAATAAAAATAAAGATAAAATTATAGAAATAAAAGTTGTGTTAGGTCCTGTTTTTGGAGAAAAAACTTTTGAGTTTTGGACAAAAAAACCAACTTATAAAATGGCTAAAACAATAGGTACGGTAGATGGTAAAATATCGTTTACTAATAAAGAGGGTAAACCATTTTTAATGGAAACAGTTGACAACCCTGGAACAATGTTTAATTTTTCTACTGCTAGATGCATATGCTTTCCAGGTCAAACTGGTTTAACTCATGAAAGTGCAAAGCCTAAATCTGCGATTATGGAAGCATTAAAAAATGCTATTGCTCAACCAAAAATACAATGGAAAAAAAATCAAGGATATAGACCAAAGATTGACCCACGAATGGACGCTCATCACGTTGATGGTAAAGAGTTTAAAACTATTTTTTTAAAATTTGTTAATACTTTAAAAATTAATGAAGAAGAATTTTATCAGAAAATATATCCAGAACATGGAAATTATGAAACTAATTTACTAGAGTATGTCAACATAACTGGATGGCAATTTAAAAATAATCTTGACGCAAATACTTGGAGAGAAACATGGTTTGACTTTCATGAAAAATATAGAGAGTATAAAATGATAGATCCTGTTGCTCATCACAAACTTAGTTCAGATGAAATTAAATTTAAAACTAGTATTAGAAAAAATGTTGAGGATTTATTAAAATGAGAACTGTAATATATGGACCACCAGGCACGGGTAAAACACATACTTTGTTAGGACACATAGAAAAATTTCTTGAGACAACTGAGCCTGATAAAATTGGATATTTTACATTTAGTAAAAACGCTGCGATAGAAGGAAAAGAAAGAGCTGCAATTAAATTTAGATTATCTATGTTGGATGACCTACCATACTTTCAAACATTGCACTCATTTTGTTTTAATCAACTTGGTTTAAGTAAAGATCAAGTTATGAAAGAAAAACATTACAAAGAATTAGGAGAGAAGATGGGATTAGAAATAGAGGGCACACAGCAAGATGAAGATCATGACAGTGTATTTTATTCAAAAAATCCATACATACAATTAATAAATATAGCACGATCAAAAGAAATAGATCCGGTAAAGTATTATCATCTTACGGGTAATCCACAAGTATCATTAAACAAATTAAAAATTATATCAGAAGAATTACAAAATTATAAAAAAGAAAATGGTCTGGTAGACTTTTCAGATATGATAGAAAAATTTTTGAAGAGTGGGGACACACCAAAGTTAAGAGTTATGTTTGTAGATGAGGCACAAGATTTAAGTTTAATACAATGGAAGTTAGTCAAAAGAATAGAAGACTCAGCGACAGATTCTTTTATTGCAGGTGATGATGACCAGGGTATTTACAAATGGAATGGTGCACACGTAAATACATTTATAAATTTAGAAGGCACAAGAAAAATATTAGAACAGTCACATAGGGTGCCACAAAAACCTTTTGAACTTGCAAACAAAATTATAAATAAAGTTAAAAACAGAGTAGATAAAAAATATTATCCAAAAGAAAAAGAAGGATCTGTAAAACGTTGTCAAAGTTTACATGAGGTAGATTTTACAAAAGGTAAATGGTTGGTGCTAGCAACGGCAAACTACATGTTGAGTGATATAGGTGATGTGCTAGATGAAAAAGGATTATATTGGCAACGGAGAAAAGCAACACCAAGAGTCAAAAACATATACGAGATTATACAAAAATGGGATGAATTAAAAACGGGTGTGCCTATGCACTTTAATGATTGTAAAAAAATCTTTAACAAGATGAATAAAAATTGGGACAATAAATTATTTAAAGCTATGGTTAAAGATCAATTCTATGGCATAGATGATTTAAAAAATAAATACGGTCTACAAACAGAAGCAGAGTGGTTTGAGGCATTAGATGAGTTAGGAGATGAAGACATAAGAAAGATAACAAAATTAATGAAGACAGGAGAAGATTTAACTAGAGACCCAAGAATAAGTGTTTCTACCATACACGGAGTAAAAGGTAATGAAAGAGAAAATGTAGTTGTAACAACAGACTTGTCAAATGCAGCGTTTATTGATTATGAAAAAAATCCAGATGATACACACAGATTGTTTTATGTTGCATGCACAAGAACAGAAAATAATTTATTTATAATCGAACCACAAAGGAAAAAAGCATATGACATCTAAAGTATGGGACAAGCAACATGGCGGGAGCCACTATCAAAAATATAAAATACAGCCAAGTAAGTTTGTAGTAGAGAATGAATTGCTATATCCTGAGGGTTGTGCTATAAAATATATAATAAGACATCGTGACAAGGGAAAGAAACAAGATTTATTGAAAGCAATACACTTTATAGAAATGATTATTGAGAGGGACTATAATGAAACCGATATTTAAACCACAGACAGAGTGGTTGCCACCACAAGACTTTCCTAATTTATCAAAGTATGAAGAGATTGCAATTGACTTAGAAACTAAAGATCCTGACTTAAAAACTATTGGATCTGGATCTGTTGTAGGTCGAAGTAAGATAGTTGGTATAGCTGTGGCTGTACAAGATTGGAAAGGATACTATCCAATAGCTCACGAAGGTGGCGGCAACATGGATAAGAACATGGTCCTTAAATGGTTTCAAGATGTACTAAATACAGATGCAATTAAGATATTTCATAACGCTATGTATGACGTATGTTTTATACGTGCCGCAGGACTTAAAATCAATGGAACTATCGTAGATACTATGATTGCTGGCTCTCTCGTGGACGAGAATCGCTTTCGATACGATTTAGGTAGTCTGGGTCGAGATTATATTGGAATAGGTAAAAATGAGGCTGTATTAAAAGAAACTGCAGACCTTTGGGGCGTAGATGCTAAGTCTGAAATGTATAAACTACCTGCAATGTATGTGGGTGAGTATGCAGAACAAGATGCAGAGTTAACGTATAAACTTTGGCAAGAGATGAAGAAACAAATGTATCATGAAGATGTTGAGGATATATTTAATTTAGAGACTGAACTATTTCCTTGCCTCGTTGATATGCGATTTTTAGGCGTTCGCGTAGATACCCAAGCAGCGCATAAATTGAAGCACAAATTACTAGCAGAAGAAAAAGAATGCTTACACAAAGTAAAAAAAGAAACATCAATAGATGTTCAAATATGGGCTGCACGTTCAATAGAGAAAGTCTTTCAAAAACTGAACCTACCATATGACTTAACCGCAAAAACAAATTCTCCATCATTTACTAAAAACTTTCTGCAGAACCATCCACATCCTTTGGTAAAACAGATAGCTCGTGCTAGAGAAATAAATAAATCTCATACTACATTTATTGATACCATACTAAAACATGAACATAAAGGACGAATACATGCGGAGATAAATCAGATTAGATCTGATAGTGGTGGTACAGTAACCGGTAGATTTAGTTACAATAATCCAAACTTACAGCAGATACCAGCACGGAACAAGGAACTTGGACCACTGATCAGAAGTTTATTTATACCAGAAGAAGGCATGACATGGGGTTGCTTTGACTACTCACAACAAGAACCACGTCTTGTTACACACTATGCAAGTCTTGATGGACTCTACGGTGTGGACGAAGTATTAGATGCATATCAAGATGGTAATGCAGATTTTCACCAGATTGTATCTGACATGGCCAACATACCAAGATCACAAGCAAAAACAATTAATCTTGGTTTGTTCTATGGTATGGGTAAAAATAAATTACAAGCAGAGTTAGGTGTATCAAAAGAGGATGCTGAAGATCTATTTAGACAATATCACGACAAGGTCCCATTTGTAAAAATGTTAATGGAGAGTGTAATGCGTAGAGCCCAGGACAAAGGTCGTGTTAGAACTTTACTAGGTCGTAGATGTAGATTTAATTTGTGGGAGCCCAACCAGTTCGGGATACACAAAGCATTGAATCACGAAGACGCACTCGCGGAACACGGACCAGGAATCAAAAGAGCATTTACATACAAAGCTTTGAATAGATTAATACAAGGATCTGCAGCTGACATGACTAAAAAATCTATGGTAGACTTATACAAGGAAGGCATCACACCACATATACAAGTACATGACGAACTTGATATATCAGTTGAATCTGTAGAACATGCTGATAAAATAAAACAGATTATGGAAGGAGCAGTTACTCTTGAGGTGCCTAACAAAGTAGATTATGAGTCGGGTGCTAATTGGGGAAACATAAAATGATTTATGGCTTATTTAAATGCAAACATACCAGTGACTTATGCACAAATAAGAAGAGAATATTTATATGATCTTAAAAAACATCATGGAGAAGTTGAAGACTGTATTATCTTTGGTATTAGCTCTATTACAGGTCGCAGTATTTTATGGCATGCTATTATGGAAAACGGTGCGATCTTTTATCGATTACCTATTACAGCTTTTATTCAAAGAGGATTTAAATCGAAAGATGTTCCCACACGAAGACTTGATGAACTTCAGCTCTGGAATTGTTTTAGTTACTATCCTGCTGTTCATTCTTGGGATATTTTAGATGGACAAGCCGGTAAGTATATCGGCAAAGATAAAAAATGGCATCCTGGAAAATATTTATTTACTGTTGACTTTGCACATCCTGAAAGTAATATACTTGACACTGATCATTCAGAGATTCCGCACGAACACAAGTGCGCTCACATAATTGCATTAGACGATGGTAATTATGCAGCACAACCAAACAATCGATGTATATGGGACATACCTTCTTTTACTGTAAAAGATGATATTCCTGATTGGAAAGTGCAGACATCTGAATGGAATGTAGAAGATAGTAGAGCATGGCGGACAGAAGATACCGACAAGTTCTTCTATGAAATAGAGGAGAAAAAAAATGATTGATAAAATAAAAAGTAAGGCAATGCATTACTGGTCAAACCATAAGATTGAATCTATTGTGTTTGTTGTTTTAGTAATAGCTTTGATTATTAAATAATGAATTTAGCAGACTTATTAAAAAAAAATATAGTAATGGTTCCGGTTGTGGCCTCGGTCTTAGTCGGAACTTTTACTGGTGTTAAGTACGTTGTTAATTTAACAGATACAATTAATGCTAACAAAGCAGAGATAGAAAAAATTCAAACAGTAGATTTAGTAAACATACAAAGAGATATGAAAGTTTTAACAGATGGTGTTAACACTGTTATTGCAAAATTAGAAAGAGCAGAAGGCACATGGGAGATGGCTGAAAATTTATATGAAGTTTTAGCTGATAAAGTTAGACAAATGGAATACGACATCAAAGATTTAAACAGAGAGATAAACTATTAGGATGAACTATGGAGATTGCCAGGATGAATTATTACTTTACAGGTACACTAATCATACTGCTAACTCTGTTAGCATTCTGTGTAACCCCTGCATATCCTAGAAACGAATATCTTAACGACGGCAGTTCTAGATGTGGTGAGGTAGATGTGTCTGTATCTAACCGTGATTATGAATATGATAATTATGATCGTAGTTGGAATGAAAGCAACTCACAAGAATTAAGATTAACATTTAGAAAATATTTAGGCACAGACTGTAAAACGTCAAAAGAAAATGCACAATTAAAACAACAACTAGAACTTATGAAAATGTGTAACAAGGTAAATAGAAATCCTAGTCTTGCACAAAATAAAAATTTTGCACTGTTAGTATCTAAGTGTAGAGGTGTGGTGCCACAAGTAGATGAAATAGAAACTATGCCTACAGGTAGTCTATGGGATGAATTAAAAGACGATTATATTAAGGAAAACCCAGATTCTAAGACTTTAGACAACAATAACAGCACGTTGAAAATACCACCAGAAGGGTATATACTACCAAAACCAAAACCAAAAGATGACTAAACCATTAAAAATTTCTGAACAAGCTGCAGTGCAGATGCCGATGAAAACGGTTGCTAGCTTAATTATGCTCGTCGCAATTGGAACCTGGGCATACTTTGGTTTACATGAAACACTTAACGCACACTCAACAAAAATAGAATTGATGCAAAAAGATTTAGAACAGAACTCAGAATTTAGAATTAAATACCCGCGTGGAGAACTTGGTCAGTCAAGTGGAGAGGCGGAGCTCTTCATGTTAGTGGAGCATATCGCAGGTTTGCTGGAGGATATAGATGCAGAGGTAAAGAGCATGAGAAACAATGCAGTTAACATAGAATTCTTACAAGAAAGAACAAAAAAACTTACAGAGGATGTAGAAAAATTAATTAGAAACGGATCAGGAGCACACTAATGGTTGAAATGGTATTTGCTTTATTACTCTTACAAGATCACAAAATTATAGAACATCGTTATCACGAGTCTCTATCACAGTGTATGAAAGCTAGACGTTATGCTATGAAAGACAAAAGCACTAAAGATAGAGTTGTGTACAAGTGCATACAGTCTAAGGCAAACGTAGAAGTATACATGGGAGAGAAAAAAATTCTTTCGTTAATCCTTGACTAAAAAAACCAATAAACTTGCTAAAGAATTAAAGGATAGACGATACCATCAACGTGTGATAAAGAATAAGAAAGCATATGACCGGAAAAAATTTCAAAATAACAGCAGAAATAGTTAATGGTGTTTGTCCAACTTGTGAAGAATACACAATGTTGGTAGGTGTTACCAAACAATTTTTTAGATGTTTAACATGTGGTTCAGATCTAGAGCAACATGTAAATGGTAAAATAAGTTACATACCACATTTATCTAAAAGCACATTACAATCAAAAGTAGAAGAATATTTTAATGGCGAAAAAAGCTAAATTTGGTGTCTCTACAGCACCTAGGTCAAAACCAAGAAAACGTCCAGGTAGGCACACAAAATCACTAAATAAACATAAAAAAAGACAGAAAAAAAATAAAGGTAGACCTTGACAATATCCTAAAATATCCTACATTCTAGATATGAAAGAAAAAACTATAACAATAAAAACAAATGCAATATCTCAACGACAATACTCAACACTGTTGTTGGAATTAAATATAATAAAACGAGAATGGAGATCTTACGGTGTGCATCTAAACATATCTGCTCCTAGTTTAAAAAAGATAATAGCTTTGGGTACGAGCAATGGATCTGATACTACTAAACGACGGTCTGTATAGTCTGGTATCTGTCACAAAAGAGATGATGGAAGGTGTCGAGATATTGTCCGACATCAACTGTTTTGATCTCTGTGACATACTACGTTTACATCTGACCACGTATCACGAACCACCATTCAATGCACACGTAATGAATGATGGCACCGGACAATTAATGGGTTGTATCTGTAGATAGACCTACCCTAAAGAGGGAAATTAATAAGGGTAGGTAATGGTGAGAAGATATCTCGCCATACCATAATCTTGCCACATTGTCAAATAGTCTCCTGTGGAGTGCAGGTAAATCTAATATAAATGCTGTGTTCGTTGACATCTTGTCTACCTATTTCTTGCATCTTCTTTTGAGATTCTTGATAACCAAACATCATACAATCATAAGAATTATCAAACGTTTCGGGCCACGGATATGGCGGCATACAGGTAGTATGTACCTGTGAACAAATAATTAAACTTAACAAAATTTTCATTGACAATCCTATATTATCACCTATATTAGACTTTTAAATTATGAAAGGAACACGCATGACCGACATGAGTAAATATAAAAATGTTTCACTTACAAAAGAAACATATGCTATTTTAGATAAGTTATCAAAGATATTATTGCCCGATGCTAAATTGTCTGTAGCAAAGACGATTGAATCATTAGCAAATGAGAAAGCGAGAAAACTGAATGGCAAAATTAAAAAAAGCTAAAGTAACAATACACATATGTCCAACCTGCAAAGGCAATGGATATTTAAAAGTTGCAACAGAAGGTAAAGATACAGTACACCAATGTTGGGATTGTGATTCGGAGGGTGAATACTATGAGACAACTGATATGGGTTGGATTGATGATGGTACTTCTGACAGCCTGCACTAAGGATTTAAAGTTTGATGGATTTGATCCAACAACTTCAGTGGTAAAGTGGGTATTTACAGGTGATAAAAAAAATTTGAAAAGGACCTCCGTCCATACAAAGCCTAGCGCTAGTCCCTGTACGGCAACCGAAGAAGCGGTAAGTAACCGTGGAGGTGTGGAGCCTTTGCCACCATGCGAGTACGTGCACGGAAAGCATGGGGGTTGATATGATTCCAGATACAGACAAAGCGTACATCGCAGGACTTTTTGATGGTGAGGGTAGTATCTATTACAAGAAAGTAAAAGAGAAGAAAAAGAAACACAGAGGTAAACCAGGATATAGATATGCAGATACATGGCGTATCAGCATGGAGATCACGATGACAGATCCATCTGTTCTAATGTGGGTGCACGAGGTTTTAGGTTGCGGAACTTTCAATCACAAACCAAGAAAAGGTTTACGTAAAGATGGTACACCTTATTTAAAACAATACAAATGGCGTTGCACATTCAGAGACGCATACTACGTCTGCACTCTGATCTGGCCATGGGCACACACTAAGTTACCAAAGATTACAAAAGTACTTGAACATTATTCTTATGATAGTAAAATTATGAATGGTAAGGTGGTTGATCTAAGAGAATATAAACAACTAATGAGTCTAGAATGATTCTAAAATTTTATATGTGGATCATGGGTTGGTCTGGACAATTAAGTTCTTGGGCGTGGCGAGAACATGTAAAAATATTAAGGAGTGATAAATGGCAAAAGAAAAAGAACAGATAAAGATATCAGTCAATACATTTAACTGGGGACCCTGTGTTACTAGATTTAAGATACAGGATGATTTTAAAAAGATATTATTGGATGAGGCTAAAAAATCTGAACAGGATTTTAGTGATAGACTGGCAGGACAGATCGCAAAGGAGAGAGGATATAGTGATGCTCAACGTGATAAGATCATACCCTATCTATCACCGTATCTTGGTATCTATGATGAGGCATTTCAACGATATCAGAATAAAAGATACGAACATGGTAATCCAGAATACGCTTTGACTGCGTTGTGGTGTAACTTTCAACGACAGTATGAGTTTAACCCACCGCACGATCATGACGGTAAACTATCGTTTGTAATATACTTAGCGATACCTGATGAATTAAAAAAAGAAAACGAGTCTTATAAAGGTAAGAGCTGTGGACCCGGGGGCATACAGTTTATGTATGGTGAGGGACCTAGAAACGCTGTGACCTATATGTCTTACTTTCCTAAAGAGGGTGATATGTTTATATTTCCTGCGTGGTTGAAACATTGGGTCAGTCCATTTAACTCTGATTGTGTAAGAGTATCTGTATCGGGTAATGTCCATGACTCAGCACCATTATCACAGGTACGTAAGGGTATGTTGAAAAATGAGGATGAGGAGTATCTAAACGAATTGAAAGAGAAAATATGATAGGTCTGTTCTTTGTAGGTATGGGAGTAACTTTTGTAGGTGCTTTGATTGTTTGGTATGTAATTAATAACTATGTTGTAAATGATGATTAACGAGAAGGATCTATTGGAGTACGAGAACATTGGTCGAAAGATCAAGCGTAGTGATAAATACACCTATACTAATGCTTCAAGGATCGAGGACCAAGGAACACGGCTCTATGATGTAAATGGTTCTAGACTTCCTAGTGTGACTACGATATTAGGGGCCACCAAAGATCAACAATTTCTAAAAGATTGGACAGCTAAAGTTGGAAAAAAAGAAGCAGAACGAATTAAAAATGTATCTAGTAGTAGGGGGACAGCTATGCACAAATTCCTGGAGCACTATATCAC